TGTTACTTTCTCATTTAGAAATTGGGTAAACTATTTCATAGACAAGACAGGTGGAATAGAATTAGGACAATCAGATTTTAAATCACCAACTGTAAAAAGAGCTGGTGGTATATTTGGTGGACTTATAAGTAAGTTACCACCAGAAATAAGAAGAGCAGGACGTGATGTGTTGAATGAATTGAGAAGAAAGGCACCGATAGGTAGAATAACTGGTGGTAGAGTATTCCCACCATTTAAAATACCACCACTGAACATTTAAATAATAAGGAGTAAATAATGGCGTTACCAATAGTTGAAACACCAAGATATGAGTGCACACTTGCCTCGCAAGACATGCAAGTACAATATAGACCATTTCTAGTAAAAGAAGAAAAAATATTATTAATGGCTATGGAATCAAAAGATAATAACGAGATACTTAATGCAACAAAAAATGTATTAAAAACTTGTACTTTTGAAAAACTTGATATAGATAAACTACCAATGTTTGATATAGAATATTTGTTATTACAAATAAGAGCTAAATCAGTTGGTGAAGTTTCTAAATTTAAAGTTATTTGTCCAGACGACAAACTAACTGCTGTAGATGTAGAGCTTGATTTATCTACTGTAGAAGTACAAGTTGATGATGAACATACTAATAAAATTGTAGTTGATGAAAAAAGAAATTTGGGTATTGTTTTTAATTATCCATCATTAGGGATAACCAAGGCTGGTTTTGATGTGAATAAAACAGACACAAACACTATGTTTAAAGTGATTGCTGGCTGTATAGACCACATTTATGAAGGTGAAAAAACATTTCCTGCTAAAGATAGTACAGAAAAAGAATTGGTACAATTTTTAGATGGTATTACACAAAAAGCATTTTTAGATATTAAAAAGTTTTTTGATAGTGCACCACAATTAAGACACGAAGTTGAGGTTACTAATCCTAAAACAAATGTAAAAAGTAAAGTGACATTTAGGGGACTACAAGATTTTTTTCAATAAGCCTGTCTCATAACAGCCTACAGGCCTACTATGAAACAAATTTTGCCCTTATGCAACATCATAAATACTCATTGACGGAGTTAGATAATTTAATACCTTGGGAAAAAGAGGTATATGTAAATCTATTAACAAGTTTTATAAAGGAAGAGAATGAAAAAAGAAGGCGAGATAAAAAATAATGAGTGACACAATAAAAGTAAAAGAGACCAGTAAGGAATATGAACTAAAAAAAGAAGATTTAGTGCCAATGGCTGGCGAAGAAGAAAAAACTTGGTATAATACAACAGCAGGTTTATTAGACAAGTTTAGATTAATTCCAAGATTAATAATGTTAGCATACATATATGCTTTTTATAAATCTATAACTTGGTTTATGACCATACCAGAACCTACTAATGCTCAAGCAATGTTTATATCTACTATTGTTGGTGCTGGAGCTGCGTTTTTTGGTTTATATGTTGGTAAACCAGGAGCATCAATACCAAAAAGTAAAAAATAATGGCATTACCAGATACAAGATTTAATTTTCAAGGTGGTAAAAAAGAAGTTGCTGAAATAGTATCTGGTATAGGTCAAGCTATATTTTCACAAGTTAGAGGATCACTAGAGGCTGCTTCTAAAACAGTTGTACCAAGTATAGAAACTATGGTGGCAGAAATAACAGAAGACTTATCTTCTGGCCCAATAGATAGATTTAATCAAGGACTAGAGAAGGTAGATAAACTAGTTAATAAGATGGGTGTTGATTTAGGTAAGTATAGTAAAGACTTAAATAAATTCTTACAAGAAAGAACAAAGAGAGCTCAACAATCAGAGGAAACTATCAATCAATTAAGAACTCAAAATATAATAGCACAAGTCAATAAATTTGGTGAAGTCTCTATACTAACAAAATCAGAGATAGAAGATCAAAAAAAATTATTAAGAGAACAGAATGTAGAGATAAAAGATAGTCAAAAGATTATTGAAAAGTATTCCAAAGTACAACAAAGAGGTGGTGATCTAACAGAAGAACAAAGTGCAGAGTTGGTAGAGGCAAATAAAAAAGTAATAGAGACTACAGATAAGAGAAATGAAACACTTAAAACATTAAATATACAAGAGACAGATGATACAAGAACTTTTAGAGAAAAGTTTGGTGATGCAATAGATGAGTATGTACCAGATGGATTAAGAGATATAGGTTCTGCTTTTACAGAAGGCTTGATGGCACCATTTACAGCAGTCAAAGAATTAGGTTTATTATTTGGTAGCATATTAAAACCACTAAAGGCAATACCAAAATTGTTAAAAGGTTTTATAGCAGGTTTATTTGGTGCGATTATTGCATTTATACCTTTTTTACTTAAGGCAGCGTTGGTGGTAGGAGCAATAGTATTATTAAAGGAAACATTTGATTTTCTAAAAGAAAAAGTTGATGAGAACAAAGAAGCATTAATTGCATTTAAAGATAAGATATTAGAGATACCTGGTAAAATAAAAGACTTTTTTGATGAGAAGTTTGAACTAATGGGTGTTGCATTTGATAATTTTGTAGAAGATGTCAAAGCAATACCAGGCAAAATATCTGCTTTTTTTAGAACAATATTTACAAAAATACAAAACTTTTTTATAGATGCGATAAACGCTGCGATTGGAATGATAAATGAATATGTGCCTTTTGTTGAACTAGATAAATTACCAAACATTGAAGTACCAGCTGAGGCATCTCCAATTGTGGGACCAGTAGATAGTCCTGCTGTTGCTGAAGCTAAATCAGCATTTAAAACTGAAGGTAGTGGTCCAGCTTTCTTAAAAGCTAATACTGGATCAACTGCTACAAATAATAGTGTAATAGATGGTTCTGTTAAAACAAATGTAAGTAATAATACTACAATAGGTAGTTTTGTCAGTTCAAAAAATAATGATAACGCAAGATTTAATCTATACGCAGACGTTAGTCCTTAATAACTACCTAAATCTTTTTCAGTAATTAATTTAAACTTCGCATTGTTATCATCAGCATATTGTGTCGCTGCTTTCCATTTCGCTCTATTTTTAATATATTCAAAACTAGAACGCATGAATGCTCTTGTTTTCTTTGTGGGTGTTTTTGGTGGTTTGGTTTGACGTGATGGTTTGATCTCAATGAGTATCTTATCACCTTTGACTGTACGAACTATGAAGTCAGGATAGTATTTATGATACTTTTTGTCAAGCGGATTGTAATATCTAATCGCTAATTCTTCACTAGCCCAGTATGTTATATCAGGATTACGGTCACAGTATAACATGAACTTACGCTCTAATAATGAACGATATACTATTTTTGTGACATCACCAACATACTTTTTTGGGTTGCTAGGACGATATAAACCTTTGTAAGACTTCTTCATAATGTTATAAATATACAAGTATATATAAAGGAATTTAAATGGGTTTTTTCACAAACAAAGTTAAGAGTGTCATCAAACAAAAGATAGCTAGTAATCTAATTAGTGGTTTTCAAAATGCTGCTGTTGGTCAACCAAAGAAACTAGCGGCTAAACTAGCTAGTAAATCACCATTAGATATGTCACAAAGTCCTGTAGCACACATGGGTCAAACGGCAAATCCATTTACATATGGTATTGCTTTTTATCCACAGGAAACAAGTCAGCTATCAGAAGGTCATTATATTATATTTGATATTATAGAGCATAATAAATCAGGTTACAATGCAGATGCTAAAGCTGAAATATTTGAAAATGCTGAAGGTAATCAACAAGTGTCGCAAGTAGGAAAAGCATATCCAGAATCATTAGGTAGAGTTGGTGAGGCAAAACTAAACGCATTTCAAGCAAGAAGAAAAAGTAATTTACAATCTAAATTTTTAGAATCAAGCGGAGGTAAGATTTTAAGAAATACAACATCAGGTATGTCAACTAAATTTGAAACACATAGTAGAATATCAGATAGTATTGTATTATATACACCACCACTTGTAAAGTTTGATTACAAAGCTAGTTATGAGAATATTGATACTGGTATTGTGGGTGTGATGGCTGGATTATTTGATGGTAAAGGTAGTTTATTAGAATCACTAAAAGGTGTAGGTGCTAACTTTTTAGAAACTGTAACTAAATCAGCGATAGAGATAGCATTACCTGGAATTGGTGCAGCAGTTGATAAAGGTAGAGGATTTTCACAAAACCCTAATGCTGAAATGGTATTTAAAAGTGTACCATTTAGATCATTTAATTTTCCATTTGAGTTTGCACCAAAGAATGAGAAAGAGAAAGATGAAGTACAAAGAATTTTAGAAATGTTTAAGTTTCATATGTTACCAGAAAAATTTAGTGAAGGTTATTTAACTGCACCAGCACAATTTCAAATAACATATATGTATAGAGACGGTGCCAATATGTATATACCAAAGATAAGTAGATGTGCATTAACAGATATGAGTATAGATTATGCACCTCAAGGTGTATTCACTACATTTAAAGGTGATGATAAAGGTGCTGCGCCTGTATTAACAAAAATGGATTTGACATTTACAGAGATGGAAATAATGACAAAAGAAACAGTAGCAATAGGACACTAATATGTATTTCTCTAAATTTGAAAAAGGTTTTTACGATTTAAAAGGTGATGGCAATGATAAAGTAGTGTCTGATTTAATGACAAGAGTAAAAGTTAGATCAAAAGTTATAGACGAGGCTAGTCTATATGACAAATATGATGTACCAAGTGGTGAGAGACCAGAAGATACAGCATTTAAACACTTTGGATCAGCACAATATCATTGGGTTGTTTTACTTACAAATAATATAACAGATGCATATTACGGTTGGCCTATGAGTGAACAAGCATTTGAGACATTTATAAGAGAAAAATATACAAATCCAGATGGAATACACCACTATGAAATTACAAAATCAAGTGGTAAAACAACGGCTAGTGGACCAAATGACTATTCACATAAGATAGAGGTAAACAGTGACGCTACGGGGGCGCAAAGCGTCTCTAATAGAGAGTTTGAACAAAGACTACAAGATGAAAAGAGATCAATTAATTTACTAAATCCATCATACTTACCAACATTTTTAGATGAGTTTAATGATCTAGTGAGGAAATAATGGCTATTGATAATGTTGATAGACCAGGCGCATTTAAACTTGGTGGTGTAAATCTTATTTCATACAAATCATTTGATGGTGATGGCACACCTAAAAGACTTGACATAAGAAACCTAATTGTTGAG